AATTAGCAGATGATGTTAAGAATATTAGCAACACCATTGAAGCATTGGAGTGGGTGCAAAAGGCTAGTCCGTTACTTCGCCAACAAGCAGACCGCATAGCGAAGTTGGAGAAAGAGCTAAAGCGAATCAAGTTTGCTTGGAATATGGCAGAGAATGAGATTGAAAGGCTCAGTGAAAAGTGAGTGCTTTATTGAAACCGATTGACAACATTATCCAGTTTGAGATTCCCAAGCGGCCTAAGATCGTAGAGAAAGAGGCACCGCCTGACCTGAGAAAGTTCTGTGTGTTGCCTTTGCGTGCGATCCAGGACAAAGAGCTCACCCATGGTGCGATCCGAGTGCTGGCGATTTTGTGTGCCTATTGCAATCGAGCTGGGATCACCTGGGTTGGCCAGCAACGCCTGGCTGATGATCTCCAGATCAGTAAGCAAGCCGTCAATAAGCAGATCGGAGTCTTAAAGCGTGGTGGTTACATTGAGACCGTCAAGCGTGGCTTTAGAGGCAAGCGAGGCGACACCTTGCGTGTGATCTTTGATAAGGACATCACCACTGAGGATGCAATAGCGATTACCAGCGGCATTGAGGACACTAGACCACCGCATCTCATACGAAAGGAGCAAGAGGAGATGGATAAACCGATTGACAACAACCAACGAGAGCAAGCAAGGAAAGGATTTAGAGAGATGGTAAGAAAGATGACAACCATGGATGCCAATCGGATTGACACCAGTGAGAAACCGACTGACTCAATCACTGTGAGAGAGATGAAACAGAAGATTAAAAAGGTGCAGACTAAGAGCAAAAAGACTGTGGATAAGTCTGTGGATAAGTTGACAACAGACAATCCCATAGTCAACCTCCAGGTTGACAGCATAGTAAACCCAGGAGTTGACCAATCACAGTTTTTAACAAGTAAGGTAACAGTTAGTAAAGAAGTAATAAATAATTTAATAAATAAAAATATAAAAACTTATAAAGAATTAGTTTGGTCAACTTTTAAAATTGAAAGACAAGTTAATGAACAAGATTTGGAAGTAATGAAAGAGTTGATTGAAAAAGGTTTGACTGAGCAGATGTGGATTGATGTTGTCAGTGACACATTAGCAACGATGAAAACAAAGAGGCAAGACCCACCTCATCGTATCGGATGGTTTAGAGATGGGTTGATGAGAGCCTTGGATACCTCTAGGAATTGAATAGAGGGGTCTAGGAGATGCGATCAGGGGTAAGGATAAGCAAGGGTAGCCAGGTGGACAGATCGTTTAACAGAGAGGCTTTAATCCAGTCTGTCAAAAATGCAATCGTTCGTATGGATTTGCACCCCTATTGCAGAGGTGTCTGTCAGAGGCGGCAAGCAGTAAGTGGTAATGCGTCTGGCAGTGGGATGCGGGATAGTCGGATTGGGAAACGACCCTTTGCCTCCCCCCCTGTCGCCACTAGGCGTGGGGTGCCCCTCCAAAATTTTTCCCAGTATTTTCATTAAAAAAAAGGAGTAGCTATGCAAGAGGCGTTTTTAATCCCTGACAACAGGACTGGTCTGGAAAAGGAGTTACACAACTGGGTCATCCAAAAACTAAGAGCTGGTCATTCGCTCCATGCGGTGACAAGAGTCCTCATTATCGAGTCTCAGAAACTACATGAGAGCAATGATGTGGTCGAGGCTATCCGCGAAAACGATTTACAACCCTAAAGGAATTGACAACATGGCGTATCAACAGAAACCTGGCTACTTCTCTCTTTGGCCAAACGACAAAAAAGAGAAAGACACTCATCCAGATTGGAAAGGGTCTATCACCATGCCTGATGGCACCGAGCATTGGTTTGATGCCTGGAACAAGGTATCGGCTAAAGGACAAGCATATCTGTCTGGAAAGATCGGTAATCCTAAGCCAGGCCATGCCTATAAGCCAGAGCTCGTCAACGCACCGATTACTGAGTCTGGTGACTCAGATATTCCGTTCTGATGGCTACCAAGATTGCCAAGCAGATTCCTAGCGTAAAGAACTGGGGCGGGGTCAGGTCGATCCAGCGGCGCCTGGAGAGATCGGCCACGATCATGGAAAACCGAGAGGCGGTGGCCTATGCCCTTTTGTGCATGGCCAACACCAAGATCACCGACATTATGAAGTGGCAAGAGGATGAGGATGGCAAGCTCCAAGTCAAGGTCAAACCCGCCTCTGAGATTCCAGACCATGCCTTGCAGTCGATCAAATCCATCAAGATCAACAAACAGGGTGAGCTAGAGGTTGAGCTGTATGACAAGGTGGGAGTGTTGCGTTTGCTTGCTAAAGCCTCTGGGCTTTTGGATTCGCCTGAGAGCGAGTCTGACAAACCCAGTGTCATTGGCATCAACATCAAAGCTCCCGATATTCAAGATGTAGAGGTTGACAACCACAAGGGAGAAAAAGATGATTGAATTGTTGGTGGCGTATTTGCTGTATGAGGGTAATGCCCAATGGGAGTGGTGGGCTATTTTTGCAACACTATTGGCGTTAAAGGTCTGGCACTTGCGTCAAGCGGCCAGGCGTTTAGCAGAGGAGAACTTTGTAATCCACAAAATCATTACGGAGGCCAGAAAAGATGACAACATTCACTAGCGATGATGCGGAGTATGCCAAGCGGCATACTTGCGAGCACTGCAAACAGACCTTGGAGATTGATGCGGTGCATAAATGCAAGCCGCAAGAGCGCCTGATCCAAAAAATTTTGCAACAGGTCGCAGACTCCAGTAACTATCTGGATGCGGTTAATCGGGATGAGGCGCGGTATAACGCCAAGATGGGTCGCTCAGGCGTGCGATGGGCGGGTGACTGATGAGTAACGATGAGGCGATGCTATTTGGGGTCTTGATTATGGCTTTGGTAGTCTTTGCGGTCTGGTTAGCCCACAAGGATTAGGTAACATATTTGTTACTTTAAGTGGGTTAATGCCACTTTTATGAGTCATTGTTATATTTTTATATAACTTTCCACTCCTTGCCCTCAGATTTGCCGAGCTCATACACCTTGATCGGTGGGCTTGAGTAAAGGTCAACATTACAGGCCGCTAATACGGCCTCCTCTGCTTTTGCCTTGCGGCGCATCAACACCTCTGCCGCCATAGCCCCTGAGCCAATCGCCATAAATGTCCTGACGGTTTCCCACTCTAGGGAGTTGTCACAGGAATAGAGCCCGTTTTTGTTTAGGAATAAAAAGCTGTTGGAATCTTTGAGCTTTGGCTTGCGCTTTTTGTCACCAAAAAACCAGCCCATTGCTTTCTCAATGTCCGATTGGGTGCCAGCTCCAGCAAACCACCCGTCTTTAACGCGATATACCTTGTTTTCGTAATACTTGAGGCCTGTGTCATCGTCAGAAAATTGGCTGTCCGAAACGATAACTTTGCGTGTCCAATCTCCAACGATTGTTGTCATACTACTCCTCCAATTTTGAGCGCTTGAAATTCAGATAGTCTCTACCCTCCTCTGGATTCCAGAACACTTTAATCATGTCTGGATTGGTGTCAGGTAACTCAGGGTCAATAATGGTCAGCGCACAGGGCGCGATCATCTGGTCTCTAAAGCCTTTCTCCTGGGCAAAGCGATCCATCATCTTGTAGGAGCCGACTTGGATGGCGTGGCAAATGCGGCCAGTGCTCGAATCCTTGATTACGCCATAGCCTGAGATGTGCTTATGGCCAGCGATTGAGATGTGGTCACGCGAGCCAAGCTGGACTGCTTTCATTACGCCATGCGAGGGATTCCATTGGCTGTTGCCTGAGAAGTCATGGCGAGAGTTGACGATCACCTCGCGCCCATTGGGAAACACAAGAGCAAACCTAGCCTCACTTGCTGAGTGAATATAGGTCTGGCCTCGTGCAATCCAATTTAATGGGTCGCCAGCTCCACTCCAGAGATCGTGATTGCCGCCAATCATTACGAGCCAGGGGCAACGCTTGACAAACCACTCGGCCAACATCCATGCCTGTTTAGCGGTGGTGCCTTGCTGGGCGTAAAGCCTGGCTAGGCGCCCCACCCAGTTATTTGTGGTGTCGCCCACATTGGCCGCAAACATAGCCTCTGTGGTGCGGCAAATCTCAGTGTGGTCACGCAAGGCCGCGAGGTCTGTGCCATCGTCATCCACATGAGGGTCTCCAAACCAGAATATGCCGACTGGCCCTTTGGTCTTGACTTTGACTTTGATGCAACGCCTAGCCTCGTTTGCCTGATACTTTTTCTCGTATTGCTTGATGCGGTGCTCAACGAGCTCATCCACATCAATGTCCTCATCTGGTAAAACTTCCGATTCCAGCATGGGGTGAATTGTGATGGTATTGGTCTCTTGGACTATACCCTTGCGGTAAAGCGAATTGCGGTATCGCTCCTCTTGCGTCATAAATCCGCGCTCTGTTGCTAGAGTGAGCCTGTGACGCAATGTGTTATTGGGGATGCCAAGTGCTGTGGCGGCATCTTTTATGAGGGGATATTTGCGAAATGCGTTGACTGCCTCGATTAACTCTTGATCTGTAACTGATCTGCTCGCCATAGGTGCCTTATGTTTTGATATACATAAGTCATTGTTATACAATAAAAATGTGAAAATACAAAATTCATCAGGAGCGTTTGATGGCTAGAACAAAAGAGATGAGCTCCAAAGTCGTGCCCACTACGGGTCTCAACCTAGATTTCTCTAAGAGCCCAGAGGTTTTTAAATTCCTCAAGAGCAACGCATTTGTGCGTGGGATGATGGGGCCTGTTGGGTCGGGCAAGTCATACGCTTGCGCCGCTGAGGTGATGATACGAGCCGTTCAGCAAAAGCCATCCCCTACCGATGGCATACGGTATAGCCGTTTTGTGATAGTCCGAAATAGCTATCCTGAGTTAAAGACTACCACAATTAAGACCTGGCAAGACCTATTCCCAGAGGCAACCTTTGGGCCAATGCTCTGGACTCCACCGATTACGCATCACATCCGTTTGCCAAGTCGAGATGGCGCCGCTGGTATCGACTGCGAGGTAATTTTTTTAGCGCTCGATCAGCCAAAGGATGTCAGAAAGCTCTTATCGCTGGAGCTGACAGGCGCATGGGTGAACGAGGCACGCGAATTGCCCAAGGCTGTAATTGACGGCCTCACCCATCGTGTCGGTCGCTATCCTACTAAGCGTGATGGCGGTGCGACATGGCATGGGATTTGGATGGACACCAACCCTATGGATGACGATCACTGGTGGCATAAGCTCGCCGAGAAAGAAAAAATGACTGGGCCATACGCCTGGAAGTTTTTTAGACAGCCAGGCGGTGTGATCGAGGTAGCTAAAGAGGACTTGCCTGAGAATCCAGAGGCCAATGACCACATTTTTGCATCTGGCAAGTGGTGGAAGATCAACCCTAAAGCAGAGAATGTGGAAAATCTACCGCATGGTTACTACCAGCAAATGCTGTTGGGTAAGAATTTGGACTGGATTAGGTGTTATGCCGAGGGCAAATACACCTATGTGCAAGAGGGTAGACCAGTCTGGCCTGAGTATGACGACAACATCATGTCTGGCGAGGTTAGTTATGACCCAAATGTGCCCATCCAGGTCGGTCTTGACTTTGGTTTGACTCCAGCCGCAGTGGTTGGCCAGCGTTATCCTAACGGTCGGTGGGTGATTTTGGATGAGATCGTCACCTTTGACATGGGTCTTGAGCGATTTGGCACCATGCTCCTGGCCGAGCTCAACGCAAAATATCCAAAAGCGCAAGTATTCCTGTGGGGCGACCCAGCGGGTATGGCCAGAGATGCAATTTATGAGGTAACGGCCTTTGATTACCTCCGCACCCTGGGGCTCAGAGCTCAACCTACCCCATCAAACGACTTTAAAGTGCGCCGCGAGGCGGGTGCCGCGCCCATGCAACGCTTAATCAACGGCAAACCAGGGCTTATGGTGTCAACGAGCTGTAAGTTAATTCGCAAAGCGCTGGCTGGTGGGTATCACTTCAAGCGCGTGTCAGTCGGAGCTGGGCAAGAGCGATTCCGAGACGCGCCAAACAAGAATGAACACTCCCATGTGGGCGATGCTTTCGGGTATTTGCTATTGGGCGGCGGCGAGCATAAGCGCTTAACTAAAAATAATTTGAACACTGGCACAGTTGTAGTCCAGACTGTTGCAAACAATGAGTTTGATGTGTTTGCACAGTGATATACAACTCACCACATTTAGTAAAAAATGCAATAGAATCTCTTGTATATAGTATTTATGGAGATACATCATGCCATTCATTGCTTTAGCCATTTTAGGTGGAACGCTTTATCAAGCTAACCAGCAACGCCAGGCCGCAAATGCCGCCAGAGACGAGGCATCCCGCGCCAACGCTATTGCCGCACAACAAATGCAAGCGCAAGTTGCCGCACAGCAACAGCAAGCTGACATCGCTCGCAGAACTTTGGATGTGCAAATTGCTAGAAACGCTGAGGAAAAATCTCGTTTAGAGGCAGAGGCCAAGAAAGCCGCCGATGAGATTGATGCAGAGCGCCGTAAGATGGGCGAGGCAGAGGCCGCAAGACTAAAGTCTCTCCGCAGATCAGGCTCTCGCTCATTGTTGTCAGATGCCCGTTTAAATCCTGAGTTGGGATTGGGTGGTGACAACGCAATGCTTGGCGCTGGCGTTTCTTACTAAGGGGCTAATATGGCTCGCAGACTGACATACGCAGAAAAGATGCGGTTAGCACGCCGCACTAGCGACATTACGCGCTTGCAATCTGAGTACCAGCGCTCTGTTCAAGATTACACCGCGGCAGTTGGTGGCAAAGAGTCGATATTTAATCAAGAGATGGCTAAATACAACGAGCTTTATTCAGGGTACGAAAGCCGATTAAACGCATATCAATCACGATTGAGCGATTACCAGAATCGTCTTAAGCAATATCAAGACGCTCCAGTACGAACAATTGATCGGGTTAAGACTGGCGGCGTTATTCCACAAGGCAAGTTTGTCTATATTCAAGACTTGCTTAAGGCCAATCAAATGCCAACCTATCACACCATACCGGCTGGCTATGAATACATCCATACCGGCGCTGAGGGTGGTGGATTTTTATCTGGCAAAGATGTTCCAAATCCAGGCGAATTTACTGAAAGATTTGAGGAGCAAGCTCCAAATGCGCCAACGCTAGATATTTCAGCCGAGAAAGCCAAGTTAGAGGCTGATCGTGCCTACACCGAGCGTGAAGTTGATGAGCGCACCAAATCAAGATTAAGAGCTGTTCAGCGTGCAAGTTCAAGACCAATGTTATCAAGAGGGACAAATATCAATGGATAAGATGAAGAACAAAGTTAAGAAAGTTATGCGCGAATATAAGTCTGGCAAGCTCAAGAGCTCGTCTGGCGACAAAGTAACTAGCAGAGATCAAGCTGTGGCTATTGCCATGAGCGAGGCTGGTTATAAAAAGAAGGGCAAATAATGGAAATCAAAATTGAAATTGGCGGCGAAAGCGAAAAAGAGAACGAGCATGAAATGATGGGCAAGTCTGCCGCTGTAACTGCTTTTCAGCGCAAGGTTGCCAAAATGCTTGCTAAGGCATCTGGTCGCTCCAAGCCCAATGAACTTGATATGCACATGGCCGCTAAATATGAGGCTAAGAGCAAGGGCATGGATGATGAGAGCGAGGATGACTGATGGTTAAATATGAAGGCAATCGCCTAAAGGTTGAGGACATCATCAAGCGAGCTGAAACAGCTCAACGCAAAAAGGATGAGTTTGAATCGCTATACCGCGATGCCTATGAGTTTGCTTTGCCTCAACGCCAGCTCTATGGCTATTGGGAAGGTAACGCCCAGGGCGCCAAAAAGATGGCCAGAGTGTTTGACTCGACTGCTATCAACTCGACTCAGCGTTTTGCCAATCGCTTGCAATCAGGCATTTTCCCGCCTCAGCGTAAGTGGTGCCGCCTTGAGCCAGGTCAAGATATTCCCGTTGATCGCAGAGCTGAGGCCTTGGCTATCTTGGATCAATATAACGAAAAGATGTTTACCGTTATTAAGCAATCCAATTTTGATATTGCCATTGGCGAGTTTCTGTTAGACCTAGCCGTAGGCACTGCGGGTATGTTGGTGTTGCCTGGCGATGATGTCCAGCCGATCAACTTTATTCCTGTGCCCATGTTTTTGATCTCCTACGAGGAGGGTGCAAACGGCCAGGTCGATAAGATTTACCGCAAGATGCGGATGAAGGCCGAGGCCATTAAACAACAATGGAAAGATGCCAAGTTTAGCGAGAGTGTTCAACAGCGCATTGACTCTAAGCCGACCGATGAGGTAGAGCTATTAGAGGCGACTGTTTACGACTCTGAGCGCGGCGATTGGTGCTACCATGTAATTGATAAAGTCTCAAAAGAGGAGATTGTTTATCGCCGCTTTAACAGTTCGCCATGGGTGATCTCGCGTTATTCTAAGATCGCTGGTGAGATATACGGGCGTGGGCCATTGCTCACCGCATTGCCTGACATTAAGACCCTTAATAAAACTCTTGAGCTTGTTCTCAAAAACGCATCATTGGCCATCTCTGGTGTATATACAGCCGCAGATGATGGCGTATTGAATCCCCAGACTGTCAAGTTAGTGCCTGGCGCGATCATTCCAGTTGCGCGCAATGGAGGCCCACAAGGTGAGTCGCTCAGACCGTTGGCTCGTTCTGGGGATTTCAATGTCTCACAGATCGTTATTCAAGACCTACGGGCCAACATCAAGCGCACTTTGCTTGACGAGTCCTTGCCTCCTGACAACATGAGTGCTCGTTCTGCTACAGAGGTAGTCGAGCGCATGAAAGAGTTGGCTCAGAATTTAGGCTCTGCCTTTGGCCGCTTGATTAACGAGACCATGATCCCATTGGTTGCTCGCATCCTGTCAGTTATGGATGAGCGCGGCCTGATTGATTTGCCTCTCCGAGTCAATGGCCTGGAAGTTAAGGTATCTCCAGTTGCTCCGCTGGCTATGGCTCAGAATATGGAGGAGATCAACAATGTGATTCAGTTTATGCAGATCGCACAATCGCTAGGTCAGGAAGGTGCTCTTGCTGTTAAGACTGGTGATTTGATTGACTTCTTGGGCGACAAGCTAGGCGTGCCAAGCTCAGTGCGTAATACGCCAGCCGAGCGTGCTTTCTTGATGGAGCAACAAGCCCAAATGCAACAAAGAGACGCTATGATGTTGGCCATGGCTGGACAGCAACAAGCGGTCGCTGAAAGCCAACAAGCCGCCGCACAATCAGGAATGATGCCTCAATGACTTGCACGCCCTGTGTAGTTGATCCAGGTGTAGCACATTATTTTGGTGATGGTTTATATGCAAAGGAAGCAGTAGTGCCAGCGGGTTATTCCGTTGGCAAGCATATCCACGCCTACTCTCATTTATCCATTCTGGCATTTGGCAAAGCCAAAGTTACTGCTGGCGATGTTGTCACCGAGTATCTTGGCCCCACTTGCATCGAGATCAAAGCTGGCGTGCCGCATCATATTGAGGCCGTCACCGATATTATCTGGTATTGCATCCACGCAACAGACGAAAAAGACATATCAAAAATAGACGAGATTCTAATAAACAAGGAGGTTTAAATGGCTGGCTGGGAGGACATCGAGGCGATGCAACAAGTGTTGTCGCCTCCGCAAGGCAATGAAATGGATAAGCTGTGCCTACGAGTATTTGGCACAGAGGATGGGCAACGGTTACTCAAGTGGATGCGCGAGCAAACGATTGAGCAACCTTGTTGGGGGCCAGGCTCTGATCCGAGCTATGGCTATTTTTTAGAGGGGAGATGTAGTCTCGTAAAGGAGATTGAATCCCGTATTAACAGAGCGAGAAACCTATGAGCGAAACAAATGATGCAGTAGTCGAGCCCAGTGAATCCACTGGCCTACTTGACGGCGTTGAGGCGCAAGAGGGTAGCCCAGAGGGTTCTCAGCAAGACACCAATAAAAGTGAAGTTGAACACCGAGCCGCAGACTCTATACCAGAGGATGAGCCACTAGAAAGGCCTGAGTTTTGGCCAGAAAACTTCTGGGATAAGGATAAGAATGAGCCTGACCTAGAGGGTATTGCAAAGTCATGGAAAGACTTGCGAGCCAAGATCAGCAAGGGCGCTCACAAAGCGCCGCCAGAGGGCAAGTATGACCTATCCTCTTTTGGCGAAAACGCTGACAACCTACCCATGGTGCCTGTATTTAAGGACTGGGCGGCTAAGAATGGCGTATCGCAAGCGGCATTTGACGATCTGGCTGGCACCCTGACGGCCATGCTAAATGAGGCACAAGCCAACACTCCGAGCATTGATCCAGTCGCAGAGCGCAAGGCTTTAGGGCCAAACGCAGACGCACAGATCAACGGCATGGTGAGCTGGGCTAGAGGCCTCGTTAATAAAGGCGTGTGGTCAAACGAGGACTTTGAGGAGTTCAAGATTATGGGCGGCACAGCTCGCGGTCTGAAAGCTCTGCAAAAGATTCGCAGTGCCTATGAGGGC